GCCTCCCTGGAAACTTAGGCCTCAACTGAGGCCGGCAACCAGTTTAGTGTTAGATACACTTGGATCAATCCACCACGTGTGGACTGATTTTTGCGCGGAACGGTAAGGCCCCGTAATGGGGAGATCTTACTCGGAAGTGCGCTTAACGAGTGTTGACAGCAGTAAGTTGGGTTCCTGACTAGCTATCACCAATAACGGTGAGAGTCAGGGGTGGTACCTTTTGGCCTTCAGTCCCCCTTTACAGGGGAACCGCTGGATGGTACTTTGCTTCATGACGGTATTAAATACCTATTGGGGTCCCGCGAGGGTGTGGGTGGAAACCCTACTTCCCTTAGTAGCAGAAGGATTAATCTGAAATGAATAGATTAATCTGCGCCAACAGGGGCATCCCAGAAAGGATTTAATTTTCCGTTCCCGATAATAAAGGATATATATATGGTAAAATTGTTTTATTACTTCTATATCTATCTCTTTCCTTATCTTGTGGTCTGAGTTTTAATTAGGTGCGAAAGCGCTGAATTACTCATCTACGGGGTAGGTGTGAGTGATAGAGGCTTCTTTTCCAATAAGAAACTTTTCCGGAATATATATGAAGCGGGTGCTATGGTCTCACTTAAGAACCCTAAACAGTTCTTATTGGTACTCAGTGAAATTGGTTGACGGGTTATTTCCCTCTCAACTCTCACTGGTACAAAAGTGACTAACCGTGTACGTCTCTTACACAATTTTGGTAAGTACCTGATTCTTATGAATCAGCGTCATGGTAGCCTTTATGTAGTAAAATACTTAAAGGCTTGCCAGATAGCAGTACAGCGAAAGGTAGCTAAATCACCTTTCAAATCTCTAAGAGAGATTGAACCTGATTTGCACCTCCCTCGGTTATCAACTAGTGGTTTACCTGTAATTATCAAGCTTGCTGACCGGCGTGCGATCTGCGTAGGAGGGATTAATACGATTAGGTTATACCTATCGATTTTCTCTCTTTACCGTATTATTTCGGCTCCTGTTAAGGCAAAACTTGATACTATTACAGCTCCGTACTCGGGCGACCCAAATTTCTTGGTTAGTGTGGCAGAATGGTCGGAACGCTTTGTCCGCCTTCTTCCGCATATCCCTCGAAGATCTGTGTCTGCCTTTTCTCTGTTACCACTATTGAAATCGAGTCCTAGCTCGACTGTCTCATGGACTGGTTTTGTCCGGGACGCCTATACTATTGATGTATTAGGCTTCCTGCCAATTTTCAGGGCATATTCTGTAGCTTCAGGTTCCCAATTCCTTTGGGACCAGCTATTTAATCTGTCTCTGTCTTTTAAGACGCTCAAAGGGCCGGTTTTCGAACCGTTCCTTTCAGGTGAGACTAAGGCGCAAAACCAAGCTATTGGTCAGTTGCAGTTCAAGGAAGAGGCGGCGGGGAAACTAAGGATATTTGCTATGGTGGATGTGTGGACTCAGAGTTTTCTAAGTCCTTTACACGATTACCTGGGTGAGATCCTGCGTTCCCTACCGAATGATGGTACTTTTGACCAAGAGGCATCCTTTAAGCGATCTCTACGTAAAGCAGAGACCTCAAAGAAGGCCTTTAGTTATGATTTGTCAAGTGCGACAGATCGGCTTCCTGTGGAAATCCAGGAAGTCCTTCTGAATTACTTATTCAAGTCTGATCTTGGTACCTGTTGGCGTCGACTGCTGACACTCCGGAATTATGTTATTCCCTCTTCAGGGTCTAACTACGGAATCTCACTGACAAAAGTGAGATATGCAGTCGGCCAGCCAATGGGTGCACTATCATCTTGAAATATGCTAGCCTTGACTCATCACCTCTTGCTCCAATTCTCCGCCGCTCTTGCATATCGTAAGACCGGTGAGTGGAATGAAGAGTA